GTGAAACTCTCTTGGCAGGGTATCGGTTACTCCTCTGCGTTTAATTTTAATGCAGATGGCACTTACAAGTCGGGTGGCAAACACGATTACCAATACTATGGTGTGACAGTGCTCGGCGCTGGCGAAATTGAAGGTGCCGCTAAAACCACTAAGGTAAATTATTATGATGCCGAAGGCAAGGCCCTTGTAGTGGATGCTGCTGTGGTGGAAATTCCAAGCGATTGCTTTATTACTGGCGACACACTCCAAGCATGGGGCTTTGAAGGCACTAAGAACGAACTCACCATCAAGGGCGCGACTGCCGAAACTCAAGTGGTGTTCCTGTCGCTGATTCCTAAAGTGAAAACCACCGACTACACAACTGCCGAATTCCCAATCGCTACCGACGCTCCTCACAAGGTGAACAAGGGTGCAAACCGTGTGATTTTCGACAACATCAAGGTTTCATACAATGCCATATCATCAGCCATCACCGATGTGACCGCTGCTAAGGAAGTGAAGGCTCGCAAGGTGATTGAAAACGGTCAAATCTACATCATCGCCGGCGACAAGAAATACAACTTGATGGGCGCAGAAGTGAAGTAACTCAGCCTCACACAGATCCCACGGATCTCGCAGAATTTCTGTTGTGGGCCTTAAATCCCACAGATTCTTCCGCTGGGCTTTAAAAAAATAACACACCCATTAAATCCAATTTGCGGATTTAATGGGTGTTTTCCTTTTCACCCCAATCAGCCCCATCTCTCCAACTCGTTGACTTGTTGACTTGTTGACTCGTAGACTTCAGAAACTCGGCATGTCGGTGTCGAGGGGGCAGTTGATGAGATACACTTGCGAGCGAGCGCGGGTGATGGCGGTGTAGAGCCAACGGTAGAAATCGAGTTGGGTGAAAGCGTCGGGCATAATAGCCCCCATATCTATAAACACATTCTGCCACTGTCCGCCTTGCGCCTTGTGGCATGTGATGGCATAGGCGTATTTCACTTGCAGCGCATTGAAATACGGATTTTTCTTCAGTTCGCGGTAGCGAGTGCGTTTGTCGCCAGTGAGTTCCGCCATCACCGAGGTGTAGAGCATCTCGCTTTGTGTGGCGGTGAGTGCAGGCGTGTCGCTGCTGAGGCAGTTGAGAATGATTTTCACATCCATCTCGGTGTTGCCGTGGTCGGGAAACTCCACCGTTACGTTGGCGAAGTCGAGCCCATAGCGGCGCTCAATCTCGCCCCACACACGCTTCACCCTCACCACATCACCGTTGGCAATGAAATCGATTTGTTCGTAGTCGTTCGCCCAATAGTAATTGTTTTTGCTCACCAGCAGCATATCATCGCTCACCAATTCATCCTCACGATAGAGAATGCTGTTGCGAATGCCGCGGTTGAAAAGCGTGGCGCGCTTATTGCTGCGTGTCACCACTATGGTTTCGCTCATGCCGTCGCGGTCGTAGCTGTCGCTGATGGTTTCGAGCAGAAACTCGCCCGTCACATTGTCGATGTCGTCGAACCGCAGCAGTTCCAACTTCGGTGCGCACAGCACGCCGCTCTCCATCACATTTCGCAGAATGGTGGCGTTGAACAAAATGCCGCTCTCTGCCGCCTGACGCGCAATTTGCTTCAGGTTCACGCTGTAGATTTGCAGGGCGTAACTGCGCAGAAATTCGGCGTTGAGGGCAGGGCTTTCGCTTTGTCCCACAGGAGGCAACTGCGCCACATCGCCCATCAGCACCAGTCGGCAGCCGATGCCGCTATACACATAGTGGATAAGGTCGTCGAGCAATCGGCCTGTGCCAAAAAATGAGCCTTCGCTGCTATTGGAAATCATCGACGCCTCATCTACGATGAAAATGGTGTCGGTGTGCTTGTTCTCGGCAAGCGAAAACCCATCAGAGAGGTAACTGTTCTGGCGATAGATTTTGCGGTGAATGGTGTAGGCTGTATGCCCAGAATATTCCGTGAAAACCTTCGCCGCGCGCCCTGTGGGAGCCAGCAGCACCGTCTTCCGTCCGCGACAGGTGAGCGCCTTCACAATGCCGCCAATCATCGAGGTTTTACCAGTACCGGCATAGCCATTCACCAGCATCACAGCCTGTGGGTGGCCGTAGAGCATGAAATGGGCAAACGCCGCCAGCAGTTCCATCTGCTCATCGTTGGGCTCGTAAGGCAGACAGTTGATTACTTCTGTGGCAAACTCAATGCTGCGTGCGTCTGTGGTGCTAACACCTTCAGGGAGTAAGTTATGCGTTTTCACTAAATCCATATCACAAATTTACAGAAATTTTGCTACAATCAAGCAAAATTTCACTATCTTTGCATTCGCATTTGTGGCGCAACTGCAATTTCGCATTGCCATGAGCGCATGCGCAAATGGAGTGATGCTCGAGTGGCTGAAGAGGCACGCCTGGAAAGCGTGTAATCGTCAAAAGCGATTCGGGAGTTCGAATCTCCCTCACTCCGCCAAAACACGCTAACCATCAACAAGTTAGCGTGTTTTTATTTCCCCAAGTAATTCTTGTCAAAAGTAAAAAAAAGCCCCGAAATTACGATTTGTGCCGATTAAATGACGACCTTTTACGATTGTTGCAGAGAAAAAGATTGAAAAAAACTTGAAACTTTTTTGTGGCAATTTATCTTGTTAAGTCACTGAAAAATCACAATCATAATAACATGGGCACGTTTTTAAACTATGGCAAACTTGAAAATTTTTCTTGATGCTCGCCACGTCAGCATCAAAACGAATGAGTCAGCCTTAAAGGTTGCAGTGTCGAATCTATCAAAAACGGCTTATATTCCGTTAGGCATAAGCATTAAGACTACGCAATGGAATGCAGACAGTTGTAAAGTAGTGCAACACCCTAAACGAAAAAGTATCAACGACACCATTTCTACTACTTTGTCTGAGTATAGAGTCATCTTGTCGGAGATAAGTGCAAATTATGACTTGTCCACAGTCCCAGCAAATGAGCTGCGCGATATGCTCGTGGACTGGAAAAACTCCGACAAAATTCGCATTGACGACAACTGCGTGATGAGTGTTTTCCACCGATTTATGGAACATAAGACCGGGCGAACGAAAAACCTCTACCAATGTACCGAGAAGAAAATAAGAGCCTTTTGGGGTAAAGAGGCTGACCGCTTGCGATTTGAGCAAGTGAACGTTGAGTGGCTTCACCGCTTCAACAACTATCTTGCGCAAACCGCTCCATCTGCTAATGCCAGAAGCATACATATGCGCAATTTCCGTGCGGTATTCAACTTTGCCATTGACAATGAGATAACAACAAACTATCCATTCCGCCGCTTTAAGATAAAGAGTGAGCCGACACGTAAACGCAACTTTGATGTGGAAACATTGCGTGCAATCTTTAACGCAGATGTTCTCGACTCTTGGATGGAAAAATACCGTGATCTGTTTAAACTCACATTTATGCTAATAGGCATCAACTTCGTTGACCTCTGCAACCTCTCTGACGTGAGAAATGGTCGCATTGAGTACGTTAGAGCAAAAACTCATAAGCCCTATTCTATCAAGTTGGAGCCGGAAATAGAGGAAATTATCGGCAAATATCGTGGCGATAATCATTTACTTAACTATATGGACACATATAAGGATTATCGCTCATTCTACATGAATACTTGCACCGGACTGAAGGCTATCCGTGAGCGGCTTGTAGAAAAGAATGTTGCAAACATTGACACGCTGACTACCTACTGGGCACGCCACTCGTGGGCGACAATAGCGGCAAACCTCGACATACCAAAGGAAACGATAGCAGCCGCACTCGGACACAGTAGCCATACCGTCACCGACATATACATTGAGTTTGACTACCGCAAGGTAGATGAAGTAAATCGCCGTGTTCTTAATTGGGTGTTGTATGGTTATTAGGGTGGATATGCACCGACAAACGATGAAATGCAGTCGCAAAAAGGTTCGGTTTCAAGAGAGGAAAAGCGTTCGGATATGCGTTCTATTAATTGTTCTACTTGGTGTTCTAAGTAACGTTTCATCAATCGTTTGGCTAATCGTTTTAGCGTTCTGCCTAAACAAAAAAATCCACCTCGCTGTGAGGTGGATTTTTTCATAAAAGGGACAAAGGATTTTAGTCGTTTATTGGCCAAAAATCTCCTTTGATTAGCTGCGACATTCTTGTTTGGGTGAATGTCGCAGTTAGTTTTTCGCAGACGTAGCGTTTGCCGTGGATAAGGAAAACGCTGCGTGGATTGGGCAAAGTGTCGGAAAGGAACTTGAAGGTGAATTTCTGCTTGGTGTTGATTGGATAGACACTGTGCCTTGTGTTGGCGTTTGTGTCGTTCAGGCGGAGCGAGGTGTGTGGGCGGAAGTAGCCGCTCCAGTCGTCGTTGATGACCACATCGTCCACGTATGGGTAAGGCAACTTGCCGTTGTAGTCGGCAGCTCCGTCCCACCAGCCGATATAAATCTTGTCGTAGAACTCGCTCTTTTGCTTCTTCTCCCTGGCAGCCAACGCCTGCACGGATATAGGCTGATAGAAAGTGCCATCAACACGCGCCTTGTAGTCGGCAATCAAGTCGTCCGATGAACCGCCAACGTTTGTTTCCGAAGAAGTGGAATCGTCATAGCCCGAAAACGAAAGATAAAGACATTTGCCGTAAGTGCTATCCGTGTAGTCAATCCACGCCGGAACAAACTCCACTTCCTCCTCGTCAGCGTCCTCACGTTCATCAACGATGCGACCGCCGAAAAGGTTTACGGGCTGCAACAGGCACTTGTATGAATACAGATTAGGCACATTCTTGCGCTCCTGCACCAGTGTTTTCTCCACCCCACGCACCACGAAATAGATGTCAAGGTCTTTGGCGTAAAGCAACTTGTCGCGGTTGGAGCCACGCTGCGATGAGCCGTTCCAAGTGGCAAGCGAGCGATTGGCGGCAAGCAACTGCGAGAGCGTGTCATAAGAAACCGCATCTCGCTTGCGCGCCTTGATGAACCAGTCGCACGAATAAAACTTCCACATATTGTGGCCACACTCCGAATAGACCAAATTCTTCGCCTCGCGGTATTCGCACTTCTCGTTCTCCACCGTCACCGCCACCGAGTGTTCTGCCACAATCTTGTCAAGCGCCACCACCGGCAACGCCTTGACATAGTCTTGCGAGTAGCAGAACGCCACATGACCGCCACGCATATCAAAGTCGAACTCCGCATCGAGAAACACCTCCAACTTCTCAAAAAACTCCTTGACCGACCAGTGCGGAAGCGCATCGGCGAACTCTGGCATATTCCACGCCCACGGCAGCGTGTTGCACACCAACAGATAGCGATGCTCCTCGCGGTTTTCCCACTCACGGAAATCGTAGGTGAAGCCCAGAGCCTCGCAGATGCGCTTGACGATGAAGATGAGATACGGCTGCCACGACAAGCCACGAGTGTTGGAGTGCCAAGTGTATTTTCCCGAATCATACTTCGGGCAATTCTGAATGTTACCCGACTCATTGTTCACCCACGGCAGAGCCACGCAGAAGAGATTACGCGTTCCATTATCCCATGCGAACGACGGCGTGATTTGCGAAGCCGAGTGATAGTTGGGCGCACCGAGGTTAAGCTCATTGATATAGATCTTGTCGAGGTCCGAATCGAAGTTCGCCTCCGAGCGCCCATCCAAGAACTGCGTCTTCACCTCCGTCTCGTTGATTTCCGTAATCACGATACTGCCGTGCTTCACAAACGAGCGGTCACGGATAGAGCAATCGAACACCGCCTTGTTAGCCACCACATCGGTGCGGTTGATATTGCCGAAAATGGCAATGTTCTGCGAGCAGCCACGCAGAGGAAACGTGATAGTGAGCGAATATCCGTCAGAGCCGGAAAACAAACGATTCTCCTCCACAAATTCAAATGAAGTGTTTTCTTTTAGAAAAGCCTTTCTGCCATTAACTATGATTTGCATTATTTCTTTGATTTGGGTGATTTGTTACGAAGCAGTCTGTCATAATCTTCTTGCGCCTTGTTGATGCCTTTATCACCAGTGATAGTGGCAATGGTAGTGAATGGTTCATTGAGGCGTTGCGATAATCGCTTCATCGTTTCCACATATTCACTATTTTGCTCTACGACAATAGTGGGTGCAGGTTGATTAACGATCACCTTAGGCGACTGCCCTTGCTGTGCAAGCACCATAGGAGCGGTGATAGAGCGCGACACATCGGCGGCATTAAGCGAGCCGACAGTGTTGGTGCGCTGCGCATAGTCAAGCACCTCGATAAGAGGACGAGCCTTTGGCGAACGCACCAATTTCTGCGAAGCCACCCACTCACCAGCATGCACAATACCCACAGGTTCATCGGGTCTGCCGTCGGGAGTGAAACCGCCCTGCGAATAGCCCTGCGCCAACGAAGCCTGTTGCTGTTTCTTGATAGCCGCAACCTGAATCATACCCGCAGCCACAGCCATACCGGTAGCGATAGGCGCAAGAATGTAGCCGATGAGCGGAATAGCCGCAGCCGATCCATAGGCGGAAATCGCATTTTGCGCAGTCTGCGCCACCGCCTGAATCACTTGCATTGCAAACATCTTGCGGTTAGCCTCATTCTTCGCCTTGGCAATCTCACGCTCTTTCTCCTTTTCAAGTTTCTTCACCCGATACGAGTTACCCTCCGCAGCCGAGACCTCACTCTCGTAACGCTTATTAATCGCCGCAGACTCAATTTCAAGATCTGACTGCACCAGAGAAGAAAGCGAAGAAAAGATAGCACCCATACTTGAAGTGAGCGTGGATATTGCGCCTTGCATCGCCTTTCCGCCGTCAGAGTTTAGCCACTCCACAGAAGAATCCACCGCACGCTGCATAGAGTTTCGTGCATCAACCTCTGCAAGCAAACCATATTTTTTCTGCAAAGCAAGTTTCGCTTGCAGGAAAGCCTCCTCGATGCGCAGCTTCTCCTCCGCATTGTCGCCGGCGGCGGCAATCTCACGGTCATATACCGTCTGAAGCAGAGTAAAGTCCGCGTCATACTTCGCCTGTCGCTCCTGCGGATTGTCGTCGAAAAACTCACTTTTCATAGAGGCGAGTTTGCGCTCGTTCTCCTCCACGGCACGTTGTCGGCGTAGCATCTGCGAGATGAGCAACGACTGCAACTGTTGCTCCACCTGCAACCGCTCCTTGCTGCCCTCCGCATAGATTTTCGAGAGCTTGCGCTGATGCAAAATCGCATACTCCTCCGTTCGGGTGTCATAAGTCTCCTTGGAGATAGAGCCGTCAATGTAGAACTGCTTCAGCTCCGCTAACTGTTCGTCATAGCGTTTCTTCTCCGCATCAACAGATTGCGACAATAGAGCCGCATCATTTTCATCCTTTTGCTTCTTCACCGCCTCATAATAGTATGCCTCAGTCTTCAGTCGTTCCGTTTCTGACAGGTCTGTTCGTTTGAGCAAAGCATCGTAATAATCCGCCGCAGCCTTGTTCATATCATCAATATACTGCAAATAGTCTTTTTTGCCGGTGGCGTAAGCGATGCGAGCTTCCGCCTCTGCACGCTCCCGAGCGTCCCTCTCCACAGCAAAGCGGTCGGCAGTTGAAGAAGATGATGATGAACTGTCAGCTGAAGAAGAACCACCACTTGATACAAACGGAATACTTGGCAAATCAGCGTCATCAGTTGCAGCATCTGCGGCAACGTGGTATTTGTCCGCAAGCGTCTTGTTTGCAGAGTTCAACGCATCAATTTTCTTCTGCGTGGCATTGACACTCGCATTAGCCGAGTGGAGATTGTCCATTGCATCGCGCACAGCCTCCCCTGCATCATTGAGAGCCTTGACACTCTGCTGAACCTCCCTCGACTTCATCTCACGAGAGTCACCGAGAGCCGCCGCACTCACCTTGGGACGATGCACCTTCTCCGCCACTTTCTTCTTGTCAACGGCGGAGTTGTATTCCTTTTGTCGCTTATGCTGCGTCTTCTTATCATTCTCAAGTTGCGATTCAAGCGTCAAAAGCTCCTTCTCGTTCTCCTCAATCTTCGCAGCCGCAGCCTTAGCGCGCGCCGCATTGATGATTGATTCCCTAAGCCTGTCATACTGCTTCTTCGCCCTGCCCACCATAATCTTCTCCGTGGAAAGGTTCTTGAAATAGTCGGGATAGAGCGCCTGCAACTTCTCAGCCGCCTGACGGCGTTCATCTTTCGACTTCGCCTCGTTGATGGCAGTCTGATAGAGCGACTTCACACGCTGCTCCTCCTTGGCGGCAGCCTGCGCCGAAGCCTCAGAGATGTCCGTCAGCGACTTGGGCCATTCCCTCTCTGCACGCCTTTCCTCGTCAAGAGCCTTTTTCGCCTCACGAGTTCGTGTGATATAGGAAGCGAGAATGCCGACAAGAGCCGTCACCAGTCCCACGACAATGCCGATGGGCGAAGCCTTGCAGACTGAATTAAAGATGCGAGTGGCGACAGCCGCCTTTGTCGTCTGCCCCGACAACTGAAAGTAGCAGATGCGCAAAGCGATAAGCGCGATGCGAGTGGTAGCCGCCACACCTTGCACCACCTTGCAGACAGCACCCCAAGCCGCAGTGGCAACGGCACTGCCCTTGACAACGACCGTGTAGGCAAGGATAGCCGCACCGAGAGAAACCACCTCGCGGCGGTATTTGATGAAGAAGTCCACCATAGCCGACAAGGCACGAAGCGCAATCGTGGAGGAAGAAATCACCATTCTCATGATCGGCTGCAACTTCTCTCCGAGTTCCACGGCAAGCTCGTGGACCCGGTTCTTCGCCTTGTCAAGTCCTGCCTGCACCGTGTTGTTCTGCACCGCGAACTCCGTGTCGATAGACGTAGCCTCCTCGAATGCCTCGTTCGCCACCTCCTGCTGACTTCGCACCTCGCTGATATGGTTGGCAAGTGTGGAGAGTGCCGATATGGCGCGAGAACCGTTCTCGCCCATATCCTTGAACATAGGAGAAAGCACGTCCATATTGCCCGCCTGTTTAAGCGTAGAGAGGAACTCGATAAGCGCTGCGTTCATATCCGTCTTGACAAGGTTGGAGAATTTCTCTATATCCATACCTGCAACCCGAGCGTATTTTGCCGGATCCTGGTATATACGCACAATCACCTGCGAGAGCGCAGTGGCGGACGCTTCAAGTTTTTGGTTGTTGCTGTCAAGCACAGCCGCAAAACCCATAATCTGCTGCACCATCAAATTGGCCTGCGAGCCTACGCCACCCATTCGTGAGGCGAACTCAGCAAGATAAGGAGCGGAAGCCGAGCAGTTCTGCGACAGTTCATTGATGACCGAGCCTACGGCAAGCAACGATTTTTCAGTTCCGAGCCGCTTCTCGTCACCAAAGATGCCTGTCAGCTTCGAGAGCGTAAGCGTAGCGCCGCTGCCAAGGTCGTCGAGTGCCACATTGATTTTGTCTGCGGCACGCACAAAACCGAGAACGTCCTCCTGCGAAGTCTTGCCGAGGCGACCAGCCTCCTGCGCAAGCTGGTTCAACTCCTCACGCGGCGTTCTGGTGTCAATCTTCTTAAACTCCTCATTGAGCGAGGAAACATCTTCAGCCGACATACCGGTGAACTTGCGCACATTCGCCATTTCCTGCTCCATTTCAGCAAAAGCGTTCACCGCCTTTCTTCCAGCCATTACCAACCCGGTAATGGCGGCACCCACGGCAACGAGCGCCATCTGCCACTTGTTCACCCAGTCCATTACTCTATCCGATAAAGACTTTTGTTCAGCAAGCGTCATATTCACACGTTCAATCTCCGCTTTCACCGCCTTGATTTTGGCAACGTGCGCGTCCCAAGCGGCGGTGCCGCGCTCGATGCCGTTCAACTCATTTCTGAGTTGACGAAGCGTTTTTTGAAGTTCCTTTGGTGTTGCCTTGTCAAGGCGGCGAAGCACCTGCTCGGCGGTAGCCGCAGAGCCTTGCAGCTGGTTAATCAGCCTATTGGTGGAGTTGAGTTCACGCTGAAGTTTCTTCATCGAAGCCTTGTCGCCTGCGGAAGCCGCTTTTGCAAGTTTTCGTTCAAGTTTCTGCGCCTCCTCCTGAAGCGAGGAAAGCACCTTTTGCGCCTGTCTGCCATTCACAGACAGGACAACGTTGGCGGTAGTGTTGTAGTTGGACATATATTGAAAGTTAAGAGGTACGAGTAAAGAGGAACGAGAGGTGTCGAAACACTCAAATTCGCTGCTTTGAGTAGCAAATTTGAGTTAAAATTTTGGAGGTGTAAAAGACACTGGCACAGCAGATAAACCTATAAAAAAAACTTCCAAAATTTCAAAAAGTTTCAGTTTGTAAAGTACTAAAACTAAATAATGGCTGATATTCAGCCATTTACGGGGATTGTTAAGGGTTTTCCCTTAACTACTGTCTGTAAAGACCCCCCACCGCCCTACGGAGCGAGAGCGAGCGACCCCTCAAAGCCGTAGCGGAATATGCAAGCTAATGTGCGGTCAGATGCGTTGGTGTGCGAGTCATTCGGCTTGCCGAAATTGGTTTCGTGCGGCAACACCGCTCTCTTGCCAAAGGCAAGGTTAAAACGATGCGCCGTGCGGTGAGAGCCAGGGCTGCCGCGAAATGGAGATGGTGCCGGCGAGAGAGCAGCGCATTTGGAGTTGTTCAGGCAATCAGTGCCGATACCGCCGAAGAACTTGTTCGAGAAGTTTGTTCAGACGCAGGAGGAACTGACTGTGCGGTGTCGGCACGTAAAGGCTGACTGAACAGAACTCGGAATAAGCGTAACGGAAGCCGTCAGCAGTGGAATGCAGCCAGTGCCACGGCACACCGCACGGAGCGATTAATCAACGAAGCCAGAGGGGACGAAGTGTCGGCTATGCGCGTAGCGGAGAGCGCAACGAGCAGACAGAACACGAGAAGTTGGAGCAAAGGGAGGTATCGGACCGACTTGTCGGAAGGAGTTTGTGGCAAGCGTCAGCGACTCACAGACCGGGCGACGGAGCGATACCGAAGGAACGCAGCGAGTTCGGTGTCGTGTAGGCGTATAGGTCATGGAGATGCCGCAATCTCCTGCTCCGAGAGCCGACCGGACACTTGCTCGTACTGAAATGCAGCCGTTTGCCCGTGGAGAGCACAGCGGAGTTTGTTAGCCGACATGTTCCCTTTGGCGATAAATCCGCTCTGCCTCCTTTAGGCGTTAAAACAAAGGGTGGGAGCTGATGAAAGTATATCTTCTGCTCGGAGTGGAGAGCGATGAAGAAGTCAGAGCCGTAGATGCGACGTGGGCAAGGGAGGTATCGGACTGCCAGCGCCAGCCGGCAGAAAGAATGTGTGGAAATAGCGTCAGCGTTGTGTGACAACGGAAACGGAGGGACACCGTCGAGCGCAGCGAGTGCGGTGCCTTGAAGTTGTATATGCCACACATTCCACACTGTCTTGTTCCGATGTGCCCGACCGCTCGGCTTGCCGATACCCTTGTCGCATAGGCTAAGGACTTCCTCATTGAGCGCAACGGAGAATGTGGGGAAATGGCATCATCAGCATTGGGTGGGGGAAAATAAAAGCGTCTGATCCTCGTGGACAAGACGCTGAATAATCTAATCATGAAAGCGTTACTTATTGCTTGCGTAGCCTAACAAATGGTACAACAGCACATAGAGCCAAAACAATTATGATGACAATAGTGGCATTAGGAGGTTTGTATATATTGGAACTCTTTGAGATCGTTTTCTGTTCTCGCTGCGTTGTGCGGTGAACCGCCAGAGTATCAATGGCAACGGAGTCTGTGCGAACTAACTGATTAACAGATTTTTTGTTGGAGATAGAGGCGCGCTTGACGTGTAGGTGCAACCGGGACGGTTGCGACGGAGCGGCTGCCGCCGATGAACGACAACTGTCAATCGGTTCGATGAAGATGTCAAGACTGTCGAAGTCGGCAGACCACGACGCAACCATATCGATGAGCGATAGCGATGACGATGTGGTTGCCGTTGTGCCTGTCAGTCTTATATCTTCGGCATAATCAGGCTGCGCCTTTTTTTGACTGCTGCAAGCAATCAAAAAAAAGGAGAGAAAAAAGCCAATCGTGAAGAGAATCAGAGTTCGCATAAGCCGGAGGTTTTGACGTTGAACGCAGGGCAAGCCTTGTCGGTGAACTCGCTGTGGCCGTGAACGCTTGTGTTCGGGAACCAGCGGCGCAATTCGGTGATGAGCCGGACGAGCGACTGCTTTTGGGCAGGCGTGCGAGTGTCCTTTGGGTGTTTACCGTCGGCAGTGCAACCGCCGATGTAGCAGATGCCGATTGAGTTGGCGTTATGCCCACGGCAATGCGCACCCACCTCCTCGATGGGTCTGCCCTTGTGGACAGAGCCGTCAAGATAAATCACAAAGTGGTAGCCAATGTCCCTCCAGCCGTTACCATTTACGTGCCAGTCACGTATCTGCTCCACCGTGAAGTTCTTCCCCTCGGGTGTAGCTGCACAGTGTACGATGATTTCTGTAATCTTTCTCATTTCTTCTTATATTTATAGTGATAATCAATGCCAAAGAGAGAACCCACGAAAGTGAGGATTTCACCGAACGCCACAAGCACGGAGTTGTCGATGACACCGGTCGGTGGAACGCAGAATCCAGCCACCAACAGACAAGCACCGAGTGCAATCAGCACCACGGCGCAAATCAGTTGGATTTTGCTGTCAAAATGTTTCATAGTCAGTTGGTTGTTTCAAATAAAAATCGTAAATTTGCAGTGATTAATGATAGCTCAGGCTATCGTTATTACATAACTTGGAGCTCAGGCTCCCTGTTACTGAATAAGCGGCAGCTCAGGCTATCGCTTTTTTTATGTTCGTGAAAAATGCCAGGCGTTTAGTAGTGGATCATAGACCACCGAGAATAAGCCGAGGTTTGAGACAAGTCCGGCAGGTGTAATCGTTTCCGACGTTTGCTTTATTTTTCTGCCGAAGCCGATGGCGAAGCGGAAGCGCAACAGTCGCCCTTGGCCACCGCCGTCATTCTGGTTGCGCACTTTCACGTTGCGCTTGCCCCAGCTCACCACGATGAAGCCCTCGTAAGACCCCTCAGTCAGCACGTGCGGATCTACGAGCAACAAAGGATTGCTTTCATAGTTGCCATTGGCAAGCAAGTTATCGTTGTACCACTGCGTGTGGTCTTTGTTGGAGAACGACAAAACGCCACTATTGCTAACTTTGACCACGTTCTGACCGCCGAACATATTCCAGCCCTTCACCAGGTCGGCATAGCCGTCAAGACCGTATTTCTTCATGCGCAATCTGTTGCGACGTATGGTGGCACGGAACAGGTATGGAACATATCCTGCCGTGACGTATTCCCTGAAATTCAGCACGTACACTTTGTCACCAACCACACGGCACTCGATTTTCGGAAGCGACAATTTATTCACCTTGCCGTTCATATTGTTGACTGCACTTTGAGAAGCGTTCACAGACTTCTCCAAATCAGCGACACTGTCAGTAATTTCCGAAACCGTCCCCGAAAGCGAATCTACTGAAGTGCGGAGCGATTGCACTCCCGAAGTGGCGGCATTGAGTTCCGCAACGTGTTGCGCACGCATAGCTCCGGCACGCTTGGTAGTGGCTTGGCGGATAAACGTGGCGTTTTCGCTCTTGACCAAAGTGCCGTTCAGCAGATTGGAAGTGAAATAAGTCATAAGCACATTGTTGCGGTCGTCATTGCCCTGCGTGATGCTCACCAGTGCGGAAGGCACAGCCTTGATGCCTTTGAACAGTGCAAAAAGCGGTTTAGCCTCGGAATCGGTGCTGCAAGTTTTCAGCAGGTCAGCTATGCGCTGAAGTAGCGAGCCGAGCGATTCGGGCGAGATGCTGTCGTTTGCGACAAGGCGCGAAAGTCAGTGATAAGCAGGTTGAGAGAAGTGGTGTCAAGAGCCATAATCTTTGATTTTTTTGGCAAAACTATGGTCTATCACTGTTCAACGAAAAGACACGAATTTCATCAAAAATCGTAACTTTGCATTATGGGAAGCAACGAAGAAAAATTTAGACAATTCAAGGAAAAGATAGATACGGAAATGGAAGAACGTCGAGTGCATAATCTGCTCGTCGAAGAATCTGTTGACATATCTATCATAGGAAGTTTACTTGGTATTATTCCTTACATTGGTTGGCTCATTCTTATCTTCAGCTTTTGTTATTGTTGCTACGTTTTGAAGAAAACTTTGAGCAGAGTTTCCATTTTCTCCGTCATAGTTTGCGTTGTCGCTCTTGTTTTACGATATGTCTTTGCCACTACCTTATAATCGATCTACGCATCAAATCAGAATTCAACGCATTTGAGACAGCGTTGCAGAATTGTTTGCCGAGATTGTCGGCATAAAATTCTTGAATGTTCATCACCGAAGCAAAGTATTTTCTTGAGAACCACCTACGGCGTTTGCGGCGGTTAACAAAACCATCTTCCAAGTCGCCCGAATTGCCGCGAGGCGTGTTCGAGCCTGTGCCGTAGTCCTGAAAGACACCGTAGGTTCTGAACGACTGCGAGAGCGTGATTTGCGTGAACTTGCCGTCGGCAGTCATACCCACGGCAAGCGTTGATCGGTAAAGCGCACCTGTATCAACCACACCAAGCAAACTGATTTGTTCTTTCCAGATTTTCACCATCGTCCGATTGAAAGCCGTGACGTATTTACGGCGTTCTTCAATCGCATTATTTTCATTGTTCATAGGTTACGATTTTGAAAGTGGCGTAGTCAATAGCCTTGATAGCCTCTCGCAGAGCATCAATCTCCTCCAGCGACCAATCAAGAACAATCTTGCTTGGTGCAGCCTCCACAAAAGCCTTGGATTCTTTCAGACCGAGTTTAAGGTTGTTATAAACAAACTGGGTTGTTGCAATTCTTTTGTCTTGGTCATAATCCAGTAGCCAAAAGTCATATTGCGGTCGCAAATCTATCCACTCCGAATAATCAATTCGCAAGTCGGTGAAAACATCGACAGCAATTTGGAAGTAAGCGCAGGCGCAGCCCGAAAAGAAGAAGCGGTCAATCTCGTTGAACGTGATACGAGGGTCGATGTAGATGCAGTCCTGCTCAATGCGCACACGTTCGAGTGTGAGCCTTGACATCAACTGGCGGAATAACTCACGCATCGTTTCCATACACTCGTTGCGTGCACCCATATCGTCGATGGCGTGACGCATGGCGAGAAACACCGTTTTGATGCGTCGGGTGCGAGGCGTGTTGTTGAGTTCCGTGTAGCCGTCGGCAATGTCGCTGACGCAGCAAAAGGAGATAGCCGACTGCATAGCGTGAAGTGCTTCCTCAAAGCCTTCAAGCCCCGACACCTTGCAGAAAGTGAAGCCTTCGGCAACGGCAAGTTTGTTATTGGCAATCAATTCCTCAAAGAATTGTGTTGCAGACCAGTCACTTTTTAGCATTGATTTGAGCGTTTATCTGTTTATACTCCTTGGCTTGTGCGTTTAACTCCGTTAAAGTGCGCCACGTGTCGAGCGAAAGTATTTCGCGTTCCTTGGTGATGTCACCTTTGGTGAGCGCACGAATTTGGGCGTCCATCGATTCCTGCAATTGTGCGCCGATGTTCGGTGAGCCGCCGAGCAGATTTTCCGCCTCCATAGCCACAGGCTGGAAGAAGTCGGGAAATCGCTTGGCGAACATATCCTTGACCGAAGCCACCCAGTAGAACACACTGAAGCGTTCGGCTGTTGAAAGCGGAGAACGAAGTGTGGGGAACAGAGAGGATTTTTTCGTGTATAGAAGCGAGGCGAGTTCATCGAGCAGCGCATCGTTTTTCGTATGGAGGAAACCTTGATAAAGATTTTCCACCATTAAGAAAGTCTCAAACGGCACGCCTTGAAAATCGGGACCCACGGCAATGTGGTGCCGGATTTTCGACATGCGCACAGGCGATGCCGGCAGTTCGGCAATCCAGTCGAGAGCCGAAAGCGCTTCAGCCAACTGCATAGCAGTAAGCTGAAAGTGGAGAGTGGAGTGCGGAGCGTGGAGAGGACGGATTGAGCAAAGAAATTTGCTTTTGCCCGAAACACCATCCATTCTAATCCTTGGCGAAGCCCACTTCAGTAGTGCCAGTGTCTTGATTTCATCAAGCGATAGGTCATCAGCGATGAGAGAATAGACGTATCGCAGTTGCTTGTCGTCAAGTTCGTTCCACGAAGTGGGAACAGTGAGATTTATCGAAACCGTTTTCATAAGCAAAAGAAAAGTCAAAAGAAATATCCTGCTGATTTCTTTGAGTTTTTGAACACAGGCGGAGCAAACAATTTGGCGGTAGCGGAATTGTGCCACTCCGGGAAAGAGTTCTTGTCATTGCGAATGATGTTCACCAAGTCCACCATTCGGCGCATATTGATTGTCTTGCCGAGCAACATGTCCACCACCTGCGCCTTGGTGCCGCGCACCACCTGCTCAACGGCGGAAGTGACAGAGCCGCCAATAACGGCAAGTCGCAGTTTATTCATTAACTCAGGCGAGAAGAACTCCTCGGCGAGAGAATCCTCGATGTCGATAGCCTTGGGGCGGAGTTCAACGTATTTCTCCCAGCGATTAGCGGTATTGCCGCAAATCGAGGCAAGGTCGATGTTCGGGAACAGCGAAGCCGAGAAGAACGCAAACTGCTCCGACTCTTTCCACTTCGATGCGCCCACGAGCATCGGAATGAAAAGTTCGAGCAAATCGTCACGCTGCTCAGCGAGCGAAGCCACAAGGCGAGCCACACGCTCCTTGCTTGCAGGAGCGATGTTCTGATTGCTCACCACACCGAAACCGTTGGACGTAAGCACAAGGTCGAGCGATGGCACGGCATTGCGCAGTGCCTCGCACACGGCAATCCGTTGTGCCATGACCTTTGTCGGGTTATCATCAGTATAGCCGCAAACCACGTTGAACGTCTTCAGCGAGCAGAAGTTGGAAACCAACCACAGCTCCGCCGAGTTGAGAAACGGAGCGACCTTGTCAAAGAGCGGCGTTTCGCCCTTGACCACAGCAAACACATTCGGCATATGGTGCCGCAGTGTCTCCTCATTTTGTATCAGTGTTGCCATTGGTATTTGTAGTTACTTGTTTAGCGTCTTGGTGTTCGTCGAGAGTTGTCAGTTGAATAAACGGACAATCCGGCACGACACCGACCCAATTGTTGAAACGAATGATGATGCGATGCACAGTGAAAAGTAGGTCGTGATACGGTTTTTGCAGTGCCTGTGCGATGGTGTAGAGTTCTCGCTTGTCCGAACCCGAATTGTTGGTCTGCGACTTGCCGGGCACAGAGCCTACGAGGTTGGAGTGAACACGCAGCGTGAAGCAGAACATGTTCACCGCCTCCTGAATATCGGCACTCCAGTCGCCGCCCTCCTTGCTGTCGTCAATCTTGTTGATGACCACATCGTGCTGCTCGTTTCCGTCGGGCGTGATGTAGAAAGTGGAGAACCACGCCTTGCCGCTATTCTCCGCACCAGTGAGGAAATCGAGAATGCTCTGCTTCTCCTGCACGATGCGCTCTTGCTGCTTGCGCCGGTCGGTGATGCCCTCGCTGCGGAAGATGGATTCCCAGTACTTCTGCGAGATTTCGATTTGGTATTTTATGGGAGCGGAATTCTTCAGTTTCGCCTCTTTGGCAATCCCGATGAGCTGCTTGATGTTGTACCACTTGCCCTTGAACAGCGAAGCGTAGTAAGGAATGGGATAATAAGTGCTGTCGGGCGTTGGAATGCGGCTGACCACGGCAAACTTGCGACAAGTTGTGTTCTTGGCGATCCTGTCTTGCAGGTCTCGCCATGGACTTGCCGAGTCGAGCATCTCAATCATCTCAATATCTTCGCGGCTTGCAATGCACTTGCGCCAATTGGCGTAAAGTAGTTTCGTTATCTTTCCCGATTTGTCGGCAGGAGCGAAGCGGCAATAGCAAGCCTCCTTGCGGAGTAGCCGCACGATTTTCGTACCGTCGCGAGAAAGGATAATCACACTGACGGCAAAACCGAAGTGCTTGAAATCTTGACATACGCCGAGGTAATACGAGGCGATGTCATTGTCAAGAAAGAAGTCCTCGACTTCGCTATTGACGGCTGCTGAAGCAAGACAAGTGTCGTATCGGAGACCGCTGCCGAAACAGACTTCTGCATTAAACATCTGACAAGTGGAGAGCGTTTCATCGTCCTCGATGAGCTTCAGAATATTGAACGGCAATTGGTTGTCACCGCCCCACGGAACGTATGAGAGTTTGTCGTCGATGGGTATAGGAAGAATATCCACATCTTCCTTGAACACCGATGCGGAGTTTACTTGAAAAGCCGCCCGAGCATTAAAGCCCAGAAGCGTCTCAACGGAATTATAATTAAGTGAGTCCATAACTTAGAGCTTTTTGCTCCAAAGTTATGGATTCGATATAAGTTGCGAAAAGACACTAAAATTAATGATTAATAAACAAGTTGAAAAGCAACTTCATCGTCTTTTGTTCTACAAATTTGCCAAGTTGTTCCATTGTTAATGTTTATAAGCATAATAAACCTTGCTGCATTAGCAGGAACTATTAACTGATAGTTAATCTTGTCTTCGTCAGTTGAATCAAAATAAGAAGGCTCTCTATAAACCTTTTGCCAAGTGGAACTATCATCACTATTTTTTACAAGTTGCCAAATGTCACCTGTGAACTTGTCTAATCTAAAAGTATAACGAATCATATTATCAGGAATGATAATTTCATAACGTCCAGCTTCTGTATTCGTTTTTTGTCCAATAGATTCTTCACCATAAGCGAATGCTGAAATGCCGGCAAAAAATAGGGCAAAAAGGATAACTAATCTTTTCATTGTTATGTATTTAATTGGTTTCTGCAAATATACAAAATTACAGAAATACTTCACAGTCATTGACTGAGAAAATGCAGCAGTCGCGGATTTTGCGGATTTGTCCCGATGTAATCAACTTGATGTTGCGAGTGCCGGCATAGAAATCGTAGCGGAGCGAGATGCAGCTTTGCAGGTGCATAATCTCGCCGTTGGCTTTCCACACGGAAATGTCAACCGGGTCTCCGCTATTGAGAAATGTTCGAGCGGTTGTTATGTGAATTGAGCGAGCCATTATGTGAAAGTGAAGTTGTAAGCGTTAGTGAAAATGTCGTCGGCTACCGGATTTGTGAGTGTCGGACGATTTGTCGCATACCGCCAAGTGAATTTCACCGAATTAGGCTTCTCCGGCAAATCAGCAAGTTCACAGGTGAAATCGGTGATGAGAATTGGGCGCAAAGCGTCAAAGTCGGCATCGTCGGGCTGACTTTCGTAAGTGACGCGCACATCGTCTGCCGAGAAAAGCTGCTCCGCGAGTGCGCACTCATCGGCAGTGAGCGCACCCGACTGCACTTCAAACTCCTGCTTCGGAGCGTTGTCGTAAAACTCCGAGCGGTCGGTCAGCACGGCGAGCGAGCGGTCGTTGGAGGTCTTGGCGGTGGAAACTGCCGGGAAATACAGCAGGTCCGGAGCGTTGAAAGCGTTGCGGAAATAGAAGCAACGCTGACCAGAAAGTGAGCGGTCGATGAAGAACGTGACGGCACGATTGTCGCACCGCACGGTGAACGACACCAGCTCCACATCAGTTCCCTCAATTTCCGAAGCACGATTCTGCACATCGGAGCAAATCACCGTGAGCGTCTGCACATTGTCCTCCCCAGCCGAGAAGTTAGCCAGCCCACCGATAAACGAAGAATGAGACCTCTCAACACTCCGCTCTCATTCTGCACTTTCACGAAATAATCACAGAAAATATGATACGTCAGCCGTTCGCCTTTCCGGGCGAAGAACGAAAGGAACACGAAAGAGTCAGGCGCAATGCGCCGTGACCGAGCGATAGTGATGAAATGGTTCTTGAACAGCGGATCCACATCGTAGATGTCGATGTCGCGGTCGCAATAGACGGCAGTAAACGAAGCCTCCACCTCCTCGCCACCATACACGGCACGCACATAGAACTTCTCCACAGAGAAGCCTGTCGCCTTAATGGCAAGCTCCGCAAGCGAGCGCAGGTCAGCGAGCGCGACCATACCGTTGGTGGCGTAAAACTTCCCCGACAGCAGCACCTCTGTAGCCGTGGCAAATGCCACGTTGAGATACAGGTGGTCGGTAAGAATGGCGACGTCGCCCAACTGGCACGTCAGCAAAGTATCGGGTATAACAGAAATCCGTATCATACCGCTAAATTAAAAGGCAAATGAGCTAACGGAAAAGACACCAACAGAGACAACCCCGGAGGGCTGCCTCGACGGCGAAGCCTTTTACGGCTTATTTGCCTTTGTCAACCAAAGCGGCGACTTTGCGAGAACGGAGTTCAAAAAAGGCGTTGATTGATACGACAGAGTTGGCGCAGTACTCGTCCGATTTAAACCGTGAGAACTTGTCGCCCTCGTCGTAGGCATCGCTGATGATGTTAAGGATTTCGACAGAGTGCGTCATCAACGCTTCGAGCTGTTCGTCAGAAAAAATTTTGTAGTCCATTGTGATAGAGTTTATAGAGTTGATAGATTGTTGTGTTTATCGACCATATAGATGCCGAGAGTGTAGCGATTGGAGAACATCGAGCTTTCGATTCTGATGAAGTCGTAGCCGTCTTGCCAGCAATACCATAGTGCGATGCGCATAGCGTCGATGTCGTTGTAGGCGAGGATTTTGAAATTGCCCTGTTCAGTGCAAACCTTGTATTCTTTTTGTTCGTTCATTGCCGTGTGAAATTAAAGCGTTATACATCGGGGAAGAAAGACAAAGAGGCCTAAGCCTCCTTGCCGGCCTCCGCTTTAAGTCTGTCGTAGATGTTTTGGCTGATGACCGCGCCGTAGCGATGTTTGAGCAAGTGCATATAGCGAATGGCACTCTTGGCAGTCTTGCAGCCGCAGCCCACATTGTCTTTCGGGGCGACACCATGGAAATAGACGTACCAGCGGTCAAACTTGCGTTGTGCTACGATGAGATGTGGCGTGGCTGTAGGCTGTGGGATAACTACATTCTCGACTTGCTGTGCAGCCTTGGCGGCTTTCTTTGAAACTTTCTTTGCCATGATTATAAATTTTAGATGATTGAACATTGGCGCATTAGCGCCGTTTATTTTACGTGCAATCAAGTGGACGAAAAAGTGAAGCCGAGCCGCAAGGGTGATTGCCGCATTTTTCGCTTGCTAAAAATCGGAGGAACACGGAGTGCAAACTTGTCCTTGCAGCCTGAACATCGTCCTAACTTTGCATCGGAAAATGAATGGAGCGTTGATGCGTGATTGCAATGTTCTTCTTCGTAAAATTCGCCCTCGGGCGTAATCACGGCAAAAGAATGGTAGCCGACAAGGCAATCAGCGGCAAAAAGTGAATGTACCCACCGCCGAAAGCATAGGCACAAAGCAGTCGTAGCAAGTGCCGACCCACGTCAATATTTCGCAGTGTTGCCCGACAATGTGAGCGGAGGTTGCAGCCAAGAGTGCAGCTATTGCCTTTCAAACATCGAGCGGTCAGAGGTAAGCAGCGGAGAGTGGAGAGGAGCAGCCTCGTTTCTTCCCCGATGTGGCTTTAATGCGGCAATGAGCGGACGAATACAAGTGCAGAACATAGCAATTATCCTTGCCGCAATACCGATGCTGTGCAGCACTATGGTGTTGGCAAGTCGGCTATGAAGAAATCAAAAGCAGTCTCCAATCGTCCTCGGCATCGTTGATAAGCGCACTATCAGCTCCGATGTCACAATATTTGGATGAGTAAAGTGGTACGAAGAGCGAGGAGCGTTTCATAAGCACACCGAAATCAGCATCATCAACCGATGCCGGAGGGCGAAAAGTGCGGTTTGAGTTAAGGACGAGTGAGAGTCAAGTCTGTCACGAAAATCACTAACCGCTAACCTATTCCGCTTGTGGAATGTAATTAAATGAGCAAAAGAAAAGTCAGCCTGTGGCAGACCATCTTTCTTGGGATAAACGGCTTAGTAAACCATAGTGTAATCGGCATTACCGACGATGGCTGCGGCTTTGTCAGAGGCTTCTTGTTCATTGTGGGCTTCAACACTGACGATTTCCACATCGCCGTCGAAAGTAACCACTTCCACTTGATAATCATTAAACTCGTTGTTGAAGTCGTTTTCAAAAGAGTTCATTGATGCGAATAAAGAGATATGTGTCATTTTAGTAAGAATTTGATTGTTAATAACTGTGCGCCGGGGCGCGTTTGATTTACATTGCAAAAAGGAGCGAATGCAATCAGCAAGTCGCAGTCTTGCGTTAGATAATACAAGGGTCAGCCCGAAAAATACACGTTTTCGGGTAGCGAAAAAGGAAGATTTTTAGAGGCAGACTTGCTTGCCCTTGTAGTCGTGGATAAATCGCTAACTTAGCGATGTAAACTCAACGTTGCCTCGTGCTTGCACTAAAGTTATATGACAATCAATCAAATTCTTGAAAAACAAAAATGCCCCATATCTCACGCCGCAATGAACGCATAAACGACGCAAACGACCCACCACCTCAGTAAGTGGAAGTGTCTTTCGGCAGCGAAAATCACCATATTCAGAGCCCACAAAAAGAAGCCCCAAGCCGCCCCAAAGCCACAGCTCGGTAATCGCCACCCACACCCCACAAAACTAAGCCACCCAAGAAAGATGTGTTTTGACAAGGTAATACCATATAATGCGAATGGTATAGGAACATATAAAAACGAAAAAGCCCCGGAGGTTATTCGAGGCAAAGCGTTATAAAAAATGGCTGCATCTATTTATAGGTCTCATCGAAAGCATCTTTTACACTTTTGTAATCCCAATATAATGTACCATTTTCCCACTTTTGCATTTTTGCGTGAACACCTTTCCAACGAACAGAATCTGGGCATAAATTTCGATTAACGGATGTGTTGTTATATAAAACAATTATATTTAAGCCATCACGTGCAGCCTTGTCGCATTCGTATTCAATGTAGCTCTTAAGACTGACACTATGTCCAGCATTGCAGGTCCCCCAATACCCTGAATACGAGTTGCAATACTGACAACTACCAGCCGTCAATGACATCGTTTTAGAGCCTACTATTAAAACAAATGTTTTTGATGCATCCATTCTTTGACAAAGGGATTTTTTTATAGAGCAGTTTAGACTTCTGTCATACGATTGATGTAAATCGTGTGCATCGGTAAAACTAAGGCCCCAATAATTGCTATCATTCCATTTAAATAATTGGTCGATAGCATTTTTGTCGCCAGTCCAATCTCCGGCAACATAAGTACGAGTTCTGTAAGCCATACTATTTTGATTTAAGTTCATAAATATTTATATCATTCATCGTCTTTTTTGTGAGACAAATTGTGATTGTTTGTTTTATGTGAACACCGCTCATTTTGAGTGTGCATAGCAGACATCTTGCAAGCGAGAAGTTGTCTTTGTTTGGCGTGTCGGAAAATCGGGTTATACCAGAGCCTAATAATGGTATAAAAACGGGGGTATTTGCATACACTCTATCAATTTCTTTCCACATTTGTATAAGGCATTTTTCATAATCAGTGTGAGAAAGATAAGCCGACTTGTTCTCATCAAAATGGGTAAATGCCAATAATAGATACTCTTTAAATTTGATGATGCGTCCTAATGGAAATTGTTTTTTCCCATTAACACTTTTTGAATTTAAACCGTTTACTTTAGGAGCATTGAGAATAACGTCTTTCAGCAAATTAATGTCATTTATATGATCATCAATAAACATTCCATTTAGAGAATTATGAGCTATGGTTATATCGTCAACTTGGGTGTCAAAGTATTCGTTGAAAGGAATAAGACGCAAGCCATCTTGTTTGAATATATCAGCCTGCTTAATTTTTACCCGATTATTACCAATTGATAATGATATACCTTTGATATAATAGACGAGCTTACCCATAAAAATGATTGATGTCAAAACTAAGAATATAGTCAATATGCATAAGAGTTTCTGCCACCACGCCATAGACGAAATGAATGGTAAATCATAAAACCCGGTAATTTCTGCTACTGTTTGAACGATAGTCAAGATAGCTAAACTAAATGTAAAGCTATCTTTCCAACGCTTTTCGCTTGAGAACCAATGAAAATTCATGCATTTATTCATTATAGTAATTAGATATTTCGAGATCAGTGGTGACTTGCGACACCACAAACAAGTACATCGCCACTACGATATGAGTTGCGGCAACGAGGTCTTGCTCTGTCGAGGTATTAGCCTCGTGAGCTTCAGCATTGCGCCATGCACGCAGGTTTTCAAGATATGTGTTGAATTGCTGATAGGCTGGCTCCGGGTTGTTGCGCAAGCCACGCAGGCAACGAAATGCAAATATGGCATCTTTGAATGTTGCCATGCGTCCGTCTTCCACCTCGATATCCTGGCCATTCATCAAGTAATACAACTTTTTGAGGAATGCCTCATAGTCACCGACAAGGGTGTTGAAATGCCTGCGGCGGTCAATCAGGCGCAAGTTCTCAGCACAATACACTTGGTTGAGCGAATCAACCACAATGTCATTGATGCCGTCGAATGACGAAGTAGATGGCGCTTGGAGTACTTTCAGCAAAGTACTCACTACCTCGCCAAGTGGACGAATATAGGCGCGAAGCGTAGCGAATGTAGAATCCATACGCTCGCAAATCGCATCTGTTAGCTTGTCTATATCGAGCGGTAGATTTCTATCAATCTGAGTGTTGCGTGCGAGCAAATCCGATAAACCTCTGACAAATTCCTTGGAGAACGAAGTTCCCTCCGAGACCTCTTTCAGCAGACTGAAGAACTTGTCGATTTGTCCGCCTGCTTTTTCCATAATCTTGTCGATTATGAGTTTTGAAAGCAAGTCTGGATTGTTCCCGGCACGGAAAGCATTGAGCAAGTCGGTGTCGCTTTGCAGCTCATCAACAATGGTGCGGATTATCTTGTCGTTCGAGTCGAGGAATCCCTCCCATGGCTCATTCACTATGTTCAGCAGCTCCTGCAAATTTTTCTTTTCATCTGGAGCAGGCTTGTTGATGTCACCGATGCGCGAACTTGTTAGTGTGCCTGTGGAATCTTCGAGTTGGAGGTTGCCCTCAAAACTCATTTGCAGGCGGAATTTGTCAAGGTCCACCTTGTCAAGAATCTCCATTGGCAACGTTTCCCTTGTGTATGGCAACGCCTTGTACAGCACCTTGTAGAACACATAGTGGCGCTCGAGGTCGGGGTCGATAAACGTCATAATCTGAGCCATAAATCCGTAACTGCGGATATATCGGTTCACAAGTTTTCTCAACTTGTCCTTGTCCTCGTCGGGCATAGGAACTATGCGCTCGTCCACAATGCGCTTGACAAGTGAAGGTACGCTCTCCACCGATTCTTTCTTGAGCAGGAGTCTCACTATGTTTTCTTCCTCTGCCGGATTATACACCTTGTATTGTTCTATCTCGGCAACGAAAGAGTACAGGCGTTGCACATCCACTTCGCCTTGCAGTGATGTCTCCTTATAGTATTTTTGGAATGCTTTCAGCACATCATCGGCATTGTTTCGGAAGTCGAGTACCATAGTGTCCTCCTTTCCGGGATAGCAACGGTTCAGACGGCTAAGCGTCTGAATGCATTGGATGCCACCGAGCATTTTGTCAACATACATAGTGTGTAGCAACGGCTGGTCGAAACCGGTCTGGAATTTATCAGCCACTATCAGCATACGATATTCAGGTTCCTCGAATATGTCGCGAATGCGGTTGTCTTTTATTCCATATCCGTTCAGCTTATCTTCGGTGTAGGCGTGTCCGTCCAGCTCCACAGTTCCAGAGAAAGCCACGAGCGTCTTTATCGCTCCATTATACTCGCTGCCGATTATGCGGTCGATGATTTGCTTATAGCGCACAGCCGATGCGCGCGAATCGCACACCATCATGGCTTTGGCTTGTCCTCCTATTTTGTGAATCGAGATTCTAAAGAAGTGGTCGAGTACAACTCGCGCCTTTTTCTCCATATTGTATGGATCTTTGTTGAGCGCTTGCAGTATCAGCTTTACAGATTTTCGCTCTTCATACTCTTTAGACTTTTCGTCATCTGTCAGCCCACTTTTCTCGGCGTAGGCGTACATAGTATCGAATGTTGTATAGTTTTGAAGCACATCGAGAATGAATTTCTCCTCGATAGCTTGTTTCATTGTATAATAATCATGAGCCACATATTTTCCATCGGCAGTTTGCTTGCCAAACAGGGCATACGTTTTGTCCTTGGGCGTTGCTGTGAATGCAAAATAGCTGATATGAGCCATTTCTTGCCGCATCGCCTGCAAGAAGGCGAGCATCGAGTCCATTTCGCTGTCGTAGTCATCGGCGCCGAATTGCTCGGCATAGTGACGAAGCTCATCATCAGTGGAGAGCGCATTTACCAAATCCTTAGCACTTTCGCTACCTATGGCGGTGTGAGCCTCATCTACGATTACGGCATAGCGGCGGCGCTTGTCGCGCTTCAAATTGTTGAGCGCATAACCGAACTTTTGGATTGTGCTAACAATGATGCGGTTGCCATCGTTGATTGCCTCGGCAAGATTTTTGGAGCCACGGCGAATGTCTTTCACTGTGCCGGCTTCGGTCTCGAAGTTGTTCACATCCTCGGCCATATTGGCATTGAGCACAATGCGGTCGGTGACCATAATTATACTGTTGAAAATCGGACGATGCTCAGTATCGGTCATGTTGGCAAGCTGGTGTGCGAGCCATGCCATTGATTTCGTCTTACCGCTGCCTGCCGAATGCTCTATAAGGTAGTTGTTTCCTGCACCGTCCTCACGCACCCATCGGCAGAGGTTGCGCACTGCGCGGAGCTGATGGAAGCGCGGAAACACCGTAACCTTTTTCTTCTTGCCTGTCTTGCGGTCTGTTTCCTCGTATTGCTTTATAAAATGCTGCAATATATTGAGCAAGCTGTCGGCTTGCCAAATTTGCTGCCACATATAGCATGTTGGGTAATCTCTATCAACCGCTGGATTTCGGCTTTCGCGGTTGAAAGGCAGAAACCGCGTGTTTTCACCACGCAGCATTGTTGTCATGAACGCATAGTTGTTATCGACAGCAAAATGCACAAGGCACGCTCTGAGAAACCTGTTTTGCGGATTGCGGTCGTGTTGGTACTGGTAGATGGCGTTCACGTATGTCTGTCCGGTCTGCTCGTTTTTCAATTCGGCAGTGATGATGGGCAAGCCGTTGATAAGTATTGTAAGATCAAGCTCACACAGGTTGTCGGGCGGTAACTTACTGTACCGCATCTGACGCACCACGCTGAAGCGGTTTTGCAGATACAGCTGCTGAAACTCGCTTTCGGGGTCGTCATATTCCGGCTTATACTGCACGAGCTTCACTTTTATGCCCTGGATATTCAAGCCCTTGTTGAGTAAATAAGTCATGCCGAAGCCCTGGTTCAATTTGTTATTATATTCTTTAACCACTGCCTCAAATGCCGCATCTTCGCTTTTGAAGCGCTGCACCAGACGTTTCCACTTGTCTTTCTGCGCCTCGATGAAGCGGCGCAGCATGGCTCGGTCACAAAGGTTTTCAATGTCGAAATCAGCGGCTGTGCGCTGTGTGTAAAGGGGGCTGCCGGCAAGGTGGTCGGCTATATGTTGCTCGAAATAGGTTTCGTTTAGTGTGGCCATAGACTAAATAATTTTTGTGTTATAACAATACTTTTGATTTTTATTCACATTGAATTACTCGATATTATAACCAAAAATAATTCGGTTATAATATTGTAATCTATTGAGCTATAATTGATTATTAATACCGATTATTATAATTATAACCGAATTTATAACCGAACTATAACCGAATTACTCTTTATTTGAAATCAAATTCAGACTCTCCTTTGTCGGTTATAAACCATCGACGCCCAGCAACCATAAGCAAAGAATCTTGATTCATCATTTGCAGGATTCTTGCAAGATACCTCTTTTGGCTATCGTGATCTTTCGACATAGGCAAACTGTGTTCTACAGCATCAAACAGCTCATTTAGTTTAAACCCTGTTTTACCAATATTATGTGCAAACTGCAAGATTAACTTTCTTAAAATATCAAAGTCAAGCCCTTGGTTGCGAGTATAGTGAGCAACTTGATGAGTTAGCCGAGCCACTTCCAACGAGATAGAAAGATTATTTCCTCTACCCTCAATTAGCTTACGCTCTTTAAGGCACTTTATTGCTGCAGCAGGGAGCTGTTTATGTTTTTGGATAGCATCAAGCCATAGGCATTCGGTGAGTGACAGTTTGTTCCCACTTTTCAGTAATTGGGAATATCTTTCGTCAATCATCTTACCATATATTGTGACACCCACCGTTCGATTTTCCGTATCGATGTCGTAATCCGGCATTGGGAAAAAGCGATCTCGCTGCAATGTGAATACCTTTTTTATACCTCGTCCCACTATGTCAATCATATTAAAGTGTACCATTCCGTCACACAAACATTTGTTGCGGTAATGCAGCATTGGACCTTTATGATTTAGCGCTTCTTCAATATTTCCCGGCGCAAAATCTCCACCATTGCAATAATACAAATAACCGGGACCTTCAACAAACACAATACGTTGGCAAAGTGTATAGTCTTGGTGGGCAATAGCATTATGCAATACTTCGCGAATTGTATAATCATCATATTGCTTCATGGTGTCTGGGAAAAGAGTTCCTCCCGGAAGTTCTCTCATTGTCGTGTTTCTGATTTTACTCAATACCTTGTCCACGGTAAGCAAAAATGGAATTGTGAAATGCTCATAATCTTCCACTATCTCATCTTCGTCTTGTAACGTCCATGTAATTTGTGCTACGGCAGGGTGAATCAAGCTTAAAGAATGAGGCTTGCCTAACAATAAAATGGCGGCTCGAGTCAGTTTACCATCACGCATCATTTGACTATTGCTCAAAAAATCTTCAGTAGTCCAACTGTCGACCTCTGTGTCGCTAATATTAGATGCGTGTACTTTTTTAAACATAACCTTGGCTGTGGCAACAGCAAGTTCATCTAAATCTTTTATAGTCGCATTCTCAACCAATTGGGCAGTCCAGTCGGGGAGAGGCGGCTGATGGCGTATTTCATCACGCTTCGCTTGATTCAATGGTTTCAGGCTCTCGCCATCGCGAGCGTATGCTACACCTTTCCAATGCATAACAATATTGCGAGGCGATGCGGGTATCTTGAACATAAGCACTCGCTTACCGTCAATAATCAGAGGAACAATATCTCGGAATATTAAATTGTCGGTTGTGTGTTGTGACATATCCTGTTTAAGCCGATTAAGAGATTCCTCACTGCTTTTAAAGTCTGTCCCAACTATATTATGAGTTTTGTTGTCCACTCCAAACACAATCCAAGCAAAATCATACTCACGAAGATTTGCCTCATTGCTTAAAGCTGAAAAATACTTACCCAGATCATCTATAGAGAAACTGTTCTCGGCCTTTTTGAACTCAACAATTTCGCTTTCTGTGTGGGCAAGAAGTTGCGCTAATATATCGTTGTGATTTTCCATTTGCACAAAACTAATAAACTTTGATTTTACCAGTCACCGCTTCGGTGATCACCGATTGCTTTAGTTCTTTCAGCAACTCGATTTCTCGCTTCCCCTTGGCGATTGATGCGTCTATCGGCTTGATTTTCCCCACAACATAGGCAACTATTTCTTGCTGTTCGGAGAGGGGCGGAACAGGTGTCTTATGTTTTCTGATTATCTCTTGGCTAATATTTGGCTGCCCTCCACCGACAGACAATGAAATTAAAAATTTTCTTGTGGCTAATAATGAAAAAAACATATACATGTTATTAATTAAATTGCTATTAGACAAAACACAACATGCTTGATTTACAGAAGTACTAATATCTAATAATCCTAATTTGCCAACTGTTGCTCCATACATTGCAATAACAATAGAACCTTTTGAATATTCTTTCATGTTGAGTTCTTTGACGGCTTTGTCAGTAATGTATTTTGAAGTGTCGATGATATGTCCATCATTGAGATCTCCTGTTTGAAGCCAAAAGTGTTCTTGAGCATCGCAATAATAAGTTGACTCGCCAGTACTGGGTGTTGTTCCACTTCCAACAATCTTAAATAAATGGCTAATTTTCATCACTTCCCAGTGTTGTGGAATGTTGCCGATCCAGTCGATGGCGGAGGGGCGGAGAATGGCGTTGGGGTTGATGCCGTGGGTCACTGCTTCGGTGATGACCGATTGTTTCAACTCCTCAAGTAAGGCTATCCTCCGCTCCTGCGTCGAAATCACCGCATCGTATGTGCTAATGGCGTTATTAATGTAATTTACTATTCTGTGCTGTTCTTGTAATGGTGGTATTGCCACTTCAAAGTTTTTCAAATCATCAATATTGACAGCTGCAAAAGTTGCTGTTTTAGTGGTTGATTTGCAGTAATCATCAATGACATAGAGGAAATAGAAGAAAAATTCATTATCAACCACTGTGTTCAACGATTTACGAATTTTTAAATTCGTAAATTGTTGATTCGCAAGCGAATCAACAATTAGCACTGCGTGCTCGCCGATGGTTGCTGTAGTTGCTAAAATAAAGCTGCCGGCATCGAAAAGTCCTCCTCCTTTCACGGCTTCCTCTGTTACATATTGCTTCGCCTCTTTTAAATGGCGACCGCTATCCCTAATATCTTCCATTCTGTACCATGGAATAGTACCATCAGTCCAAAAGTCAGGATTTGCTTTAGAAGGGGTATATCCGTTTCTAAACTCGCAAACGAAGCGTAATCGTTTGCTTTCCCAGTGGCTTGGAATTTTGCCAATCCATGGGGAGCCGGTCTGTTTATATTTGTCGTAACGCTTCATTGCTTATTCCTCCGCTTTAAGGTTGTTGAGTTCGGATTCCATCTCATGGTCGAGAGCAAAGAGTTCTTCGAGAATCTCGGAGCGTGAGCGCAAAGGCTTATACACATAGAACAACTTTGAGAACGGGAACTCGCAGCCTATCTTGTCTTTGGAGCGGTCCATCCAAGCATCAGGCACGAATCGCAGCACTTCGTTCTTAAAGAACTCGTCGATGTCGGTTTTAAAAGGAATTATCTCTGTGTCGCGCAAAGCCGAGTCAGGCACGAAGCCTGATTTTGCATTACCAGGCACGTCAAAGATTTCAGGTGCATCCTCGTTTGCTGTGGCAAAGTTGCGGAGCTTAGTCACATAACCTTTCTGTATTTTCTTTGTTTTAAGAGCGTTGAACAAGAAAGTGAAAAACTCTGTATCGTTCATCCTTGCATCTACGCCATTCAGTGCAGCCACCTGTGAGAAGAATGGCAATTCTTTTTTCGTAAAGCACTTATTGCCAATGGCATCAAGCAGCTTTTTCCCGGTATCTTCAAAAGTGAGGCGCAGCGGACGCTCCACAGTGACCTTGGTGTAGAGGAAAACCTCGCGGTCGAGCAACTTGGCGGCTTCCACCACTTCGCCGTTAACCTCGGTCTGCGCACTGGTATAGGCACGATACATATTCAAGATTTCGCGTGCGCCACGTTCGCTTATGTCATAGCGTTTTTTCCCAAGATTGCGTTGCAGAAGTGTTTGGTATGGCTCTTGAAAACCATCAATGAATAGAACCTTGCCACGGTGCGAAACGGGCTTATTGTTGTCGAGAATCCACAAATAAGTCTGAATGTCGGTACTGTAAAAAAGATTTTTGGGAATGGCGACTATGGCATCAAGCAAATCACGGTCGAGCAGCATCTTGCGAATATTGCTCCAGCCACTTTCGGCATCACCGTTGAAAAGCGGAGAGCCGTTGAGGATTATGCCTATGCGTGAGCCGTTGCCGTCCATTTTGCTGATCATGTGTTGCAGGAAAAGCAACGAACCATCGCTTGTGCTTGGCAGACCTGCGGAGAAGCGTCCGCCGGCTTTTTCGGCTTCAGCCTTGATGGATTCCTCAAACATTTTCCACTTTACGCCAAATGGTGGGTTGGCGAGCATATAGTTGAAAGTTTTGCCGGCAAACTTGTCATCGGTCAGTGTGTTGCCCACCGCAATTTCACCACCGTTCATCACGTCTGCATCGCTCATCAGCAATATATCGGAACGGCAGATGGCGTATGTCTTCTCGTTTTTCTCTTGACCATAGAGCAGCACTTTCATGTCGGTTCGGTCGGTGGCGTGTTCAAGGTATTCCTTAGCCACGGTGAGCATACCGCCTGTGCCACAACATGGGTCGTAGATAGAAAAGTGCTGACCGATGGTATTGATTTCCTTTTCCTTGCCGCACATCACGAGCGACACAAGCAGGCGGACAATGTCTTTTGGGGTATAGAACTGACCAGCCATTGTATTTGAGGACTCTTTCGACCAGCGAATCACGGTCTCAAAAGCCGTACCCATCATGGCATTGTCAACCACTTCTGGACGCAGGTCTGCTTTCATCACAAAAGCCTGCGTGACGGCATATAGCAGTCCGGCACGTTCAAGTCGCGAATAAATGCGCGTGAGGTCGCCGCTGCCGCTGTCCTCGTGGGTGAAATTATTGAGAATGTCTTTCACATTGTCGGTGAATCCTTCAAGGTAAATCTTGAAATTATCGGCAATTTCAGATGGCACTTGAAGCAGCGAGGAAAGGGAGAACCGAGAAGAGTTATAGAATGAGAGTTTGTATTGCCGCATAAGGCTGTCAAGGCGAATACGGCGCATCATCTCGGCATTCGGCCCTTCTTTGGGCAATTTGTCGAGCTCGCCATCAATGAGGGGTTTCTTGTCTTGGAGAACGCAGTCCATACGCCGCAAGAGCGTGAAAGGCAAAATCACGTTTTCCACTTCCGGGTCTTCATAAACGTCACGGATTATATCTTTGATGTCCCAAATGAGGGAAGCAAGTTGTTGCGCTGTCATAATAGTATTTTTTTAATTTCGCTACAAAGTTAAAAATAATACACTCAATTTTACTGCGCATATTAATAATTTTTTAATGATTCGCTGATGTTCCGCTTGATTTGTGCTGCAAAATCGCTTGGTAACAGTACTTTTACATTTTCTCCGAGGGACAAAATAAGTTGTTCGAGTTCATAGTTGATTATTAAAGAGAGTTCAACTATTGCCCCGTTGTCGCAAAATTCAATTACGTTTTGTGACGCATGAATCGGTTTCGATAAAATGTAAGGCAATTGTTTCTGGCTAATCCATAGTCGAATTTTTTCCGGTTTGTCATCAATGCTGCGCGAAACGCCAATCATCTCTCCAAAGTAAGTATCGAAATCGTACTGCACGTTTGGAACATACTTCTTGGGGATTTGCGTTATTTCCAAAATTCGGTCAAGGGCGAAATTTGTGAGGCATTGCAACTCCTCGTTGAATCCGAGCAGAAACCAGCGGTTGTTGAACTGCTTTAAATAGTAAGGGTGTATGATTGATTTAGTTTCCTTGGGGTTGTTGTAGCCACAGTAGCGGATAAGTAGTACTTGCTTGCCTACAATAGCCTGCAATAGTACGGTATAGTGTTCACGACCTTTTAGACTTTTATTGTCATCGAAGCCGACGCTTTTAGATATTGATTCGTTGATTTTAAGTGCTGGAGCATAGCGTTTAATCATATCCGACAACCATTCCTGTGCTGGCATCCCTTCAAAACGGTTGATGATGCTCAACGCCTGAGTGAGCCCTATCATTTCATCATCACTCAGAGGGAGATGATATATGGAAAAATTTTCGTTGCGATAGTGGTATGATAGATTTCTGCCATCGCGTCTTTGCACTACCGCAGCTTCTGGATATTGTGCTTCAAGTTCATATATGTCACTTCGTATAGTGTTTTCTGAAGTAACTGTGCGGAATCCTTGCTCTTCAAGCCTGGCATTACATCGTTCCATAATTTCGACAATGGAGTAGTATCGGCGACCGCTCAAGCATTTGTCGATTACTTGGCGACGAATAAGAGCACCTTTATTAGTTGGCATGATAGGTTCAATTTTTGTGAGTGTTTATGCCGACAAAAGTAACGATTATTTTTTATTTCACAATACGCCACTAACATTTATTGAGAAAGATTCTCGGTATGGGAATTTTTCACACCCAATGTACAATGTATCAAACGCGTCAGTTCCATCTGTTCTATGCTCCAACAAATCTTCTTCGCTTTCGGCGAGTTTTTCTCCGGCTTTGTCTTTGCGGAAGCCGTTACGGCCGCGGCTTACGCCGGCGGACTGGAGGGCGAGGATAAGGTCGTCGTTGTTTTGGCGGTTGAAGAATGGCATCAGGCGTTGCTTGCCGGCAAAGCCTTGGTTGATGAGCAGATATTTTTCGTCGTGGCGCATCGGGTTGCCGATATATACAGCCTCCACTGTCCAGCCGTGACGCTCGAACTCGTGGACTACGACCCAGCGGAAGTCCTGCTCGTTGACGGCATAGTTTGAGCCAAGTGCGGTGGCATCGTAGTAAAAGACCACGGTCTTGCAGCGATGCTCCGCATAGTAGCGGCAAAAGTTATTGACGAGTGCCGGTATCTTCCGCTCAAACTTGACGTAGAACGATTTAATCACATTGAGCCTGCGCCCACTTGGCTGTCCTGCCACAATCCAATTGATGTTGGCGTTGTAGTCCATACCTATCGCAATGGGTGCGTCCGTGTTCACGTCCGCATCGCATTGCGAGGTTAAAGGTGAATGGTTAGAGGTTATAGCGCCTTGTTCTTCATTCGCTTGTTTATCCTCTGACCCATAACCACTAACCGTTAAACTTTTGAAAGCCGCATCAAGGCTTTCAAAGTCAGACGCATTATATTTGTGACCCTCGCACATTGATGAATAGAAACCGTCTTTGGCGATGCCGATACGCTGGCAGAGGATTGAGGTTTGGAACGTCAGTGGCGTGAGGTCACGCTTCATCTGCTTGATGTAGTTCTCCCCGAGAAGTTGCAGGTTCTCGATGCTGCTATACTCTCGATAATACACCGCCACCGACCGCATCTGATTTAAACTGCGGTCAAGGCGACGCAAATAGCCTTTCAGGTAATCGGGAATTGGGGATTTGGAATTGGTGAGTTTACGAATCCGCTCCTTTGTCCGCCAAATCTCATAGACCGTTCCCTCGATAGTGCGGATAAGTTCGGGGTCCATCTTGTCGCGGTAGTGCAAGAACCACGAACCCTTTTGCGTCTGCGGCATATCCGAAAGCACCATCATTGAATGGTTGCACGAGTGCGCCCCGAAATGGCTCTTGATGCCGCCATTGGCAGGCAGCGTCTCGTCTTTCAGTTTCTGGTAGTCAATGAATTTCGCCTCGTCAACGAGCAACCACGAGAGCGTGAGCGAGTTTGACGAGCCGGGGCGGTCTTGCGAAATGATAATAGCGCAAGAACCGTTGTAGAACGAGATGACGTGTTCATAATCGTTAGGCTCGATAATCGGTCGCTTGAACGACTTGGGAGGACGGCGACCGACCACATAGTGAATACCATTGATAAATCCCCAACGCTTCCAAGCCGCAAGCTGTCCAGGTAGTGTGTTGGTCAGTCCGTGCTTGAACGTAGGTACAACGATACCGCCGGTCGAGCCCGGCATCCGCTGCATATTGCGCAACACAAACGGAGCAGCGATGCTGTCCGTCTTGCCAGTGCGCCGCCCTGCAACAATGACGCTGGTGTTAGCGGCAATCAACTGAGTTAAGCGTTGCGGATTATTGAAATACACATTCTTTTTCAT